TGTAAATATACCATACTTGTTTACACTAGCTAAATTATTAGGATTAGCAAATGCTATATCGTTAAATTCTTTTACAAGAAAGTTAAAACCCGGTGTATACTTCCCCGTTAAAGCAAGTCCGTTTACACCTGTTCTAGCAAACAAAAAGAATGGTTTAGCTAATGGTGTAGCAGAAAACACATCGTTTAATCCTTTTGCAAAACCAGTAAGATCTTGTGTAAGTGTAACTTCCTTGCGTCCAAACTGAGTAGCTTCATCTACTATATTACCAGCAGAGTCAAATACTTGTGCATAAAAATCATCTTCATATGCTTTCATTAACTCTTTGGTAATTACAGGAGTTTGTATACCATTATTCTGTTGATCTAATACGTTACGCATAGCTTTTTCACGCATCTTAGCACGACCAAGAATGTATCCGAAAGCATCATCAGTTGCAGCCATGATCTTAGTAGAGTAAGTCAACATATTAGAATTGTTAGCCATTCTTGCTAAGTTAGCTACACGAAATGCTGCTACTTCTCCGGGATTAGCTCTGCCACTATCTTCTGCCCAACGACGTAATATTTCCCAGTTATCATCACCAGATGAAAATTCAAAGTAACGTGATTTAATTGTTCTTATGTCACCTTTCCAGTAAGCGTTAAGTTTAGTTTTAAATAATTGTAGTGATTCTGGTACAGCTTCTATCATGGCATTAACAGCAGCTAGACTAGCTCTTAGTTCAGCAGTTTGTCCAGTAAATGGAGCTTTAATTGTATAACCTAAAGCTGTAGCTAAAGGTCTAAGAAATGTTGCAGCAGATGTACCCATAATTGCTCGAACTGGTGTTTTAGGTCCAGACAATACACTATGAGTCATAACTCCTTCAAGTTCTCTTATCATTGTACCTGTGCGATCAGGTCCAGACTCAGCTATTTTACCACCAATTAATATTGTACGAGCCCACCTATCAAAGTCATCGAGTGAGTTTACATTATCCATCATAGAAAATGCTTCAAACAATGCGTTTAGTAACTCGTCGCTATCATCTTCTTTTGCTATTTTTAATACTGACATAATAGATTCTCTAGCATCTACCATTTCTGCATTTATGGCATCTTCTACAGCTACTTTACTTTTTTTACCAGCACCTAATGCTCTAAATGAATCAGATTTTACAAATCTAGCTTTCTTTGTTTCGTATAACGCAGTAAGCATAGTATCTACAATCTGTTTAGCTGGTCCATCTATATCTTGTAGATCAACTAAATCAGCTATTTCTCTACCAGCTATACCTGTATCACGAAGCTGCTTCATTAATGTACCTAGTACAAGATCAGCTACCACTACGTTTTTAGATGTCCATATTTCTACACCATCTACTACATCAGGATTAGCTTCTAATAATTCTTTTAAATACTCATTGGCTGATAAATCTGCCGCATTTCTACCTTGTGTAATCTGTTGATGTGCATTAATAGCTTCTTCCCATTTGGAAACTAACGTACGTCTAGATCCTTTAGCAGCTTCTAGTTCTTTTGCAAACTTTGCACTACTAACTAATCCACGAAATATACGTTCTATAGTTTCTTCATCTGTGTCACCTAGCTGTGCTATACGTTCACGTTCAATAGGTGTAGTTACAGAACCAGTAGAACCTTCTTCAGATCCCCAGTCTTTACGTGTTTTAGATAATTGCTCACGTGCAACTTCTGGATCTACTTCTGATGGATGTGCACCTTGATGTGGTTGACCTAATCCAGCGTTCTTATCAGCTCTAAACTCAGCATCACCTCTGCGTAACTGTGCTACACCAGATTCTACTGCTTGTCGCCTGATACTTGTATTACGTTTTGTAATTTGATCTACAGCTTCTTTACTACCTTTCTTAAGTACATAAGCTAGTCCATCAAAAAATAGACCTATACCCATACCTTCTACGATGTTTTTAACTTTCATCATAACAGGATGGTCAGTATCCTTTGTACTTATAGGTGTATCTACCCAACCATAACGGTCACGTAATGCACCTAATGCGTTTTGCTCGTCTGACTCTTTAGATACAAGGTCAGACACAGCACCAACAGCTGCACCTCTAGCTACAGTACTACCAGCAAGAGCTGTTAAACTAGCCGGTATAGTAACTAAACCAGTTGCTACTGCTCCTTTTGCAGCTAATATAGTACCAGCTGCCATAGAGCCAAAATGTATTAATCCTCGTAACTGTTTACCCCACCATGTTTTAGTTTCGATAGGGTTATCATACGAGCCAAAAGGAGTCCAGTCTGGTCTGTACTCCCCTGTATCTTGTCTTTGTCTCTGCATCTCACCAGACAGGGCATCAAATGTGCGTTCTGGGAATGTAGCTAATGATGAAGCAGTATCTTGTAATCCACCAGATAAGATGGATTGTCCTTCTTTTATGAAAGCCTTAGCTCCCCATGTATTAGCATCACGTGGGTCAAAGTATTCGTCTTCAGCTTGCTGTTCGACTGCTTGTTCTTGCTGCTTTGCCTGATCGTCTGCTTGTTTACGTTTGTTGTATTCGTCTGCCGCACCTATCGCTTGTTGTTCCAGATAATCCAAGTCGTTGTCGTCAAACTCAATACTATACTTTTCGCTCATTATCTTCTAGTGCGTTTTTGGAAATCTCTAGGTTCTGTGTAATCTATGTCTACTAGATTAAACCCAAAGTCTGATTTTTTTTTCTTTAATTTTAAAAATTTAAGAAGTTCTTTTTGATGTCTTACATTAAGTTGATTATAGTTTAATATATCTGTACCTAGACCTTGACTTGCTGTAAATTCTTGCAACTTATCAAAAGGTATTTTTTCTTCAAATACTTTGTTCTGTGCTGCTTCATTAGGACTCATGATAACATTCATGACATCTGACATAATGGTATGAGGTTTACTAAAGTAAGGTAGATCTTTAAGGTTAGGCATAAATGTATCTACAAGTTCTCGTTCTTCAACAGTTAAAGTACTATGTGGAAATAATGTTTTAACTTGTTCGTCACTTAAACCAACACCACGGATACCATTCATCTTTTCTAACTGCATATGCCATGCAAGAGAAGCTACAATACTTTGGCTATTTTCATCAAACTTTTTGTTTAATAAATTACCAATAATAGGGCTGCCCGCTGGTCCGTATGTTTGTAATTCTTTTAAAACTGAGTAAGGTATTTTATATCTACCAACATTATCAGCTTTCATATTTATGAGCTGATTAAGTGTTAGTTGATCTCCATTTTCTCTTACAATTTCTTGATCACCTCTTATACTTAAAGTGTAGTAACCATTAGAAACAAACTCTCCATCCTCTTTAACTCTAAGGCTATTAAGCATTATCTCAGAATTTTTCTTACCTTTAGCATTAGTCTTATTAAAAACATTTATGCTAGTGTGTGCGTTAGGATTTCTGTGTAGCTCATAAAAGTCTTCTTTAGTTAAGTCGTAGATACCTTTATCAACAACATTACCCTTTTTGTCTATACCTCCAGTAGCTTCTAATCTTTTAAGTAAAAAGTCAGTACCGGGGTCTCCCATCTTTTTAGATACATATTTCCAATACGGTGTATAAGCACCAGCTATATCTCCTCTTTGTATTGCAGCTCTAGATATTTCTAAATTATTTTTTTCAATAGCAGATGCAAACTCTTCGCTGTTTATACGACTTTTATCACTTAGAAAATAATTAGCATCTACATCTGCATCTTGTGGTTGACCTGTATTAAAATCAGGAACAATTATTTGTTTTGCGTAATCACCTTTAAGTAACTTGTCAAGAATCTTCTTTCTATTTTCTTCTTTTCGTGTTGCTGTATCAAGACCCATATTACCTGATTCAGATAAATTCATTAAATCTTTAAAATCACCATAGGCACGTTTAACTTCTTCTTTATTTTTGCTTGGCATATTTTTTTCAGTATACCTAGCTCCTCGTGTTTTTAGATCATTTATTTGAGATAGTTTTTCTCCTAATAGTTCTTCATAAATACCTAAAAATGGATCTCCTTTACCGGGTACAGAATATGTACCATAGTTAGTACCGAATCTATTACTTGTTGAGGACTGAGCCTCGAGACTTAATATAGATTGGTCAAAAGGTACGTTAACACCAAACTCTTTAATCCAGTCATCTTGAATAGCTAACTTACTTGCGTCTGTATAGCTACCATCTTCTTCTGCATACTGAGGTAATACAGTAGTAATAAATCTATTCTTTTTGGCTTTTATAATATCTTGAGGATCTTGTGTTGCAAAATCAATACCTCGATTAATCATACTAAGTGCAGTACTTGTAACAGAACCTTTAGGACCAAAGTTGGATTCTAGAAGAGTAGTATAAACAGGGTTCTCTTTTGTGCTTTTCTGACTATCTAAAAAAAGCATCTCATTTTTAAAAGTTTGAGCATCTTGTATACTAAATCTACCATCACGGTTTCTTAGACTATTAAATATTTCAGAAGATATATCTAGTATAGCATCTGCTTTTGTAATACCAGCTGCTGTACCACCTTTAGTTTTTATAATATAATTCAGTAAATCTTCTGAATTAGGTTTTTCTGAATTTAAGTACTCACTAATTTTTGTTTTCTTCTTATCATTTAAACCGCTAACAACTATATTTTTTTTATATCTTTCGTGGTCTAGCATCCACTTTTCTTTTGTTTGCTCAAGTTTTGGTATAACTTTTTCAATATAATAGCGTTCCCACTTTCTACCTTTTGTATTAACACCATTTTTTTCAGCATCTAAATATAAAGCAATACCAAAATTTTCTTCAATTTCATCCCATGTGTTACTGGCTTCAAGCGATGTCATATTATACGCATCATTTTTTAGCATCTGTTCATTTATAGCTCCAAGATTAAGATTATCTAAAGAATACTTGCCTTGAATGGAAGCTTCTTCGTCATCTTTTCTAGTAATTACAAAAGCAACATCTGTAGATTCAACTGTATCTTCCTGTACTAACTCAGCCGCAGCTCCATCAGTAAACTCTTCTTTATCTTTTTCTACAATGTCTAGATTATTTTTTTCATCAACACCTTCTTGTATTCCCTCAACTTGTTTTTTACGTTTATTATAAACTTCTCTAAGCTCGCCTACTCTTTCAAAAATTTTATAAGTTTCCGCAGCTTGTGCAGAAAACTCAGCTAAACCTTTTAGATTGCTGTCACGATTATCATAGCGTAGTTGTGCTATCTTCATCATTTCAGCACCAAAGTTTTTGGTATCTACAATGTTGTTGTCAATCTGTTTATTAACTGATTCAGATAGGTCGGGTGTAACTCTATCATAATTAGTTTCAGCTATATTGGGTAACTTATCCCGAGGTGTACCGATAACGGTTCCGAATGATGACGATGTCATATTATTTTATAAATGATAATGGTCCTGTACCACCGAAAGCTCCTAAACCAGCCATGCTAGATCCGATACTTAAAGCAGTTGTAGCTAAACTTAGTGCACCACCTAATCGGTTGGTTGGAGGTAACATAACAGGAGCACCGTATGCTGCTGGTATACCTAGATTTTCTCTGGCTTGTGCGTTAGCTGTCATAAACTTACGTCTTCCAAGTTCTTGTGCGTATGCCATGTTTCGACCATACATGTTACTTACAATACTTTCTACTTCAGCTCGTTTACTAAGTAGTGTCTGATAATCTTTAAGTCCAAATCGTGTAGATCGTCCACCTTCGTCAGCTTTTTTACCACTGAAATAAGCACGAACTACATCTTCTTCTTGTTTTCTACCCTTTCCTTGGGTATATATGGCTTGTACTTGAGCATCACTAAAGTCACGTGAAAAGCCTATTATGTTTCTATCAAGAGATCTTTCAAAAGTCGTCTCTTTATTAAAAAACTTTA